TGGAAAAGTAAAATCTGCATTGTTACCTGATCAAGAAGAACAGGCTGCAATTATCAGCACATTTGTACGCCTTGGGGTGTTAATTTGGAGTGGTGGAATATTGACTTTAAATTACGTTTCTATCCCAGGAATACCAACTCAGAAGATAGACCCGACCTTTATAGCTTCAGTTTTCACAGGAGTTTTGGCCGGATTTGGGATTCAGACAGCAAGTAAAAAAGGCGACGGAACTTATAAATCAAATGGCGAAAATGGACAAGTAAGTAAGAAAGATATGGAGGCAATGATTGCAAAAGTTTCATCATCAGGTCCTATACAAACTATTCGAATCGAACAAGCTCCATTAGTAATTAAAGCTGAGAATTCGGATTCTAAAGATCCTGCTAAGTATCAGTTGTAATTAGGTAAGGTTTGGGTAATATATGAGCAAGCTGTTGTTTCAATGTGGCAAGTCTTCATTGGGGATGGGTTTCTATTACCTCTAGATGCTCTACATGGTTAAAGAAGCGTCCTGTTGCTACAAAAGAACTATCTTCTGATGAGAAAGCGAAAGTATCTCAAGCAAGATCAATACGTCGTTGTAAGGTGCTAGATAAAGAAGAAGATCATACGTATTTAGAGACAGGATTAGGAGAATGGTGGATCGATGATAAGCATTGGGATGGGTTAACAGATGAGAAACCCCGAGTACCTTACGAAATCGATAACGGTTTAATTTATTTAAAAGATTTTCCTTATTTTCATCAAGATCCAAATGAGTGGAGGGACAGTCAAGCTTTTACGTTAGCTATGTGTCTTAAATATATGAATACTCCGAGTATTAATGAGGTTAATGACTACTTTGAAGTACTTAATAAGTATGGAGAGAGTCTTTATAGAGTTGCAAATAATCAGGCTTTAGTGGAATTAGGAATGAGTGCAACTTTTACTCAATCTGCTGACCCTCAAGATATTAAAGATGAGATACACCGTGGTTTGCCAGTAGCTGCAAGTTTGCTTTCTAAAGGGGATATTACTGCCCCATCGATAGGAACACATCTTGTAGCAATTACTGGTTATGGGATAGATTATTGGTTAGTTCAAGATCCTTTTGGTGAAATGGATCTTATTAATGGATTATGGTCTGATAGAAGTGAGTCAGCAGGTCGTAACGTTCGTTATAGTTTTACTGAGATGAACCCCAGATTATTTGCTAGTGGCGGGGCCTCTGGATGGTGTTGGGTTAATTTCCGTAAACGGTAGTGTGGCATAAAAGGATATGGAGAGTTATACTCATTTGAGACGTCAAGTTTTATTTTTTACCCATGACAGATGCACCAAAGTCATTAGATGAGCAATTGCAAGATCAGCGTGATCAATTAGAGACGCAAATTAAGGATTTGGAAAGCCAACTTATGCGTTCTAAAGAAGCATTTTTGAAAGTTTTAGGTGCTCAGGAATTTTCTGCAATTCAAAAGCAACAAGCTGAATCTACTGCTGTAGCAGCTTCTGAAACTGAGGTGGCAGCTTCTGAAACTGAGGTGGCAGCCTCGGAATGACATGTTAGGTGAGTTTACTAAGGACAGGTATCGCGCACTTGAACTCCTTGCAGAGCATGTACGCTCCCCATCTCGTGAACTCTCTATTAACGCTATTGTCTGTGATGTCAGCGATGAGGATCTTCGTTGGGTTACAGGTAAAATCCACTATTATTTATTAAAGCTACTAGAAGATGCAGAGTATGATCCTGCAGAAGAAGAGGGGGAAGTCTTGTTAAACTAGAAAGGACGACTCAACTAAATTGATAATGGGCACTTCTTCAATTGAACCTAAACGCGATCCGTATGAGTTTCTACGCGAAAAAGCATTAAATGTCGCTGCAGAGATGGAAGATCATAGAGATGCTCGTGGTGTAGATATCGGAAGACGTGCTACGGCTGGAGAGAAACCAATAACCGTACGTGAGAAAATGAGAGATAATGTTATTGCTACATAATTTAAAGTAGACTCCAGCTTCTCCACCATTTAGTTATTACGTATTTATCACTTTTTGTTGGTGGAAGTGCTTCATGCATTGTTTTATAATTTGGTTTCCCATTCCGGTATAGATTATTCCAAGCTAATAATAAACCTTGTTCTGGCTTAACTTTTAAATTCAAATGTTTAAAATATGTTTCTCCTCCTTCGTTTACATCATTTAAATAGATAAAGGATGTCCATGTACGTTGACCCATCCATTCGCAATAGACTTGATGTTGCTTTTTATTGTCAGGAGGAAAGAAGTCCCAATGTTCTTTATAATATTCCCCTGGGTTGTATTTCTGTGCTTGAATAGCCTCTCCTAAACAGGGATCTAGTTCCATTAAATCTACTATTTTTTCATCAATGTCAAGAATCAGTGACTCTGGGTAGTAGTGTAAATCTGCTGTTTGACTAGTTCTATAAGCTGTCGATTCTGGGGTATCAGTATCATTTGCAATAGTTGATGGCCTGATCGTTTTGTTAATATTTTCAATTAAACTTGAACATTCTTGTGGATTTAGGAAATTTTTATATGCATAGATTTGTGTAAATGGGAATTCTATTTTTACTCCTTTTTGTGTTATTGCACTGTCATAAAAAGCTTCATAGTTAATGCAGTCAGGTTTATTTTTAAAATTACATTGTTCTATTAGACACTTGATATCATAGTCATCAAAATCATAACAATCTTTAAATGTTCGGATGAGCTGGTTTTTAGAAACACCACATAGAGCACTCATGGTGAATGATTTTATAAGCTCGTCAGTTATAGGGATAGCCATTTTTAAGCTTTACTGTTCGTACAATATATGTATATTTAGATTCAGATGCAAGTGGAACTGATTGCTGTAAGCTTTATTGTCTTATTTGGAAGTAGCTATGGCATGAGCACTCTTTTCTTGAATCGAAATGAGAAAATTCACAAGTCAAAGCACAATAAGCGTATAATTGCAACCTCAGTTCAGCGCTGGTAATATAAATATAAGGTTTTAACTTTTTATGGACGCACTAGAGCTTCCAATTGACGTTGAATTCACAATTCACGCCACCTCTCTAGCGATTCAAAATTTAGATCGCAATGATTTAGAAGAGGCTTTTATCGAAGTACTCCATCAGAAGGCCTTGGATCGTCAGATGTTCTATAACATCTTAAAAGATCATGGCATTGACGCCAACATCCACTTTAAAGTCTCCACGGTGGGACAGATCTCTTAAATACTATGGCTACTCGCACTATTGAAGGCACTTTAGATACATTTCAGGTTGATGCTGGATCTGAAGTCACCTATCTTGGCCCTACAGCAGCAGGCAACCCTGGAGATGCTATTAGAGGATTCCGAGTAAACCCTGGTGGGACAGGCGATATTAAGGTAACACTTGATCGCAGTAATGCTATTAATACTATGGAGATCTTCCAAGAGGATGCTTATACTGGAGGATCTGCTCCTACTGGCTATAAAAAATTCGCTAATATCGTTAAAGATGGTAAGGGCAAGGGTGTTGTAGGTGTGACAGTTACAGATGCAAGTAAAGATTATGTTGTTTTACTGAACTTAGGAGGGTATTCTGAGGTTAGTTACACCGGTAGCGTTGTCGTCCCATAAGAAACAGAAAGTACAGCTTAAATGGACAGAACATCCTTTTTTAACTAGAAAAGGTATTAATCTTATAAAAAGTCATACATTGCCCCGTACTTTCATAGGTATGGGGCGTTTTGCTGCATATAAAGATTATGGAGAGGATATCTGGCGTATTGGATATGGCAGTAAGAAGTTAGGAAAAAGGTGGTTAGCTGCTTCTGATAAGGTTACTCGAGAGGAAATAGATATACAATTAGAAGAAGATCTTAAAGAGTTTTCGGATCTAGTTTCTCAATATATCTTTGTCCCATTGAATGCCAACCGCAAGGCAGCTCTTTTAAGTTTTGCTCATAGTATTGGTATATCCTCATTAAAAACTTGTCGTTTATTAGAATTAATAAATAGTTCTGCTAGTAAGAGCAAGGTTATTAAGGAGTGGAGCCCTTACATCAATAAGATTTGGCAGTCTGGTGGAGATTCAATGATCGATCGTCGACGAGTGGAATTAGATACTTTTTTCACTGCAGATAAAGAGATTCCCACGTACATTCCTCATCGTTGTCAGGCGAAGAGATGCTTATTAAATCTCCCAGAGACTTATACTGGGGCTCCCAATCAGGTGAAAGCAATTGAATATCTTGAGAGAAAGCTTTTGGAATGGGATCCATCTGGAGAGTCTCTACGTCGTTTTTTTCGTTATTGGACTCAGAAGCCCAGCGGTTTAGCGTCTCCGCCGCGTCCACATCATAATGTTTAAGCATGTCTAATGCATCAATTAATTGAAGTTCTGGTGTGTAGCCTTTTAAGATTTCTTCGTATTGCATGAGGGGAGTGCCTCTAAGATTTTGCCTTGACGGTTTAATCCTATTTTAAGCAAGACTAAATAACCTATTAAATCCATGATGACATCTTCATCGGTTTCTAACAACCCAATTCCTTTTTGAATTCTGTTCAATTTGTCGTCAATACGTACCAATATCTGCTCTACAGCGTTTGATTTACTAAAGATACGACATGGGGAAAGTGCAGAATCACCATATCTCTCATTTTTATAGAGGAGAAGTTCTTTTATATTGTCACATATTTTTGCAATTTCAGCTTGAGTCTCTGTCATTTTGATGAAGTGACTATAGACACACAATTTAACAGATAATTTTTCCTAAATGGGAGAATATTTCTTTAAATTTTTCAATTTGATCAAAACCGAATTCAAGTCTTGGTAAATATATGAAATACCCCCAAAATAAAGGGGCTTTTAAGGTATAAAGGTCTTTCCCATGTACTGTATTAGCCCGATCTTTAGGTATACAGACAGGATAATCCCACATTTCAGGACAAGTCCTGATCATTTCTGGGTAAATTGTATAAAAAAGAGCTTCTGGGATATTTCTAAGTTTCCATTCTCTTACTAAGCGTCGAAACCATATTACTGAAGGTGCTTTTGCTGCTGCACCTGCTTTTACACTCCATCTCCATGTCCCTCTCTCTTTACTAAATGAACAGCGTCCAAAGGTAGGTGGAAATAAGTATGTAGTGCCAGTCCAGGGTTCCTGCATGTTTAATCCATCGTCTTTTAAGGTATATATTTTTTTAGCCCGTAAAAATTGTGCGTTTGCATGATGAGTTGAGCAAGGATCTAAGTCAATATCTCCGAGTAGCGCATCAATATAAGGTAAATAATCAACTGGAGTTAACCAATCATGATTTAGGTGAGATATGCGCCCTAAAACGAATTTATATTTAGACCAATGTGGTTTTCTTTTTGTCACGCCATTTTAATAAAATCGGCTCCTTCACTGTCATGTTTATAGTGAATGAGTTGCATTTTCTCTTGATCTTGAATAATGAATAGAGATTCTTTTTCAGGATCTACTTGTTCAGCACGGGTTAGAGCTTGTTTCATAACATCTGAAGCCCCTGCCATATCTCTATTATTGAAGTCATTAATTGCATTCATTAGGTGATCTGTAGTCAAGTAAAACATGCTTTTCTTTTCATCTACAGCATCAGGAACATAAACCATTGTCCCTGGTCCTTCTTTTTTGTAGAACTCAGAATAAAATTCGCACATGTCAGCACATACACGCTCAATAGTCAGTTTTAGTAGCTTTGCTTCATCTTCACTCTTTACAGTTTGCAATAGTTTTTTGAGCAGTTTGTTTCTTCTGTTAGTCATGAGGGTACCTAGCTGATTAAGTGTATCAAGTTTTCTCTGTATTTACAGGGGTCTTTGCAGCTTTTGGTACGGATTTAATAAGATGACCTAGTCCTGAGCGTTTCAATGTCTCTAATAATTTAGTTAGCGGTTGATAGAGAACTACAGCTTTTTGCATATTGCCTATTTTTTTTATTAATTTCCCATTTTCGTCTCTTAATTTTGTAAGCTCACCTTGTCGAATTAAGTATTCTGCAACACAACGATAACGTCGTTTTTCCGCGAGATTTATTTCGGGATATCGATCACAGATAGTGCTAGTTCTCATATCGCTGAAAGTTAATCGGATTTGATCAGCGAGAGAAAGTCCTAACATCAGATCTGTTGTACTGGTTTCATAGCTACAAATAAGCTCTAAATACCTTTGTAAGTCAGTGGTTTCAAAGCTGCCTGATGGTGGTATAAATATTTCAACTTGCTGTATTAAAGAAGGAACCAACATAGATTCATAGTTTTTTATTGTGACATCCTTGATATTTAAATCAACAAACCTATAACTTTGATAAACGTTTTCATCAGTATCTATTGGCTCGTATTCTGTTTGATTTAAAATTTCAAGCCAGTCCTCGTTTTTTATGATTGTCATTCGAGGGCCTTGGTTGGATAAAGTTTAGCGGTTTTTTTGTATTTAGCCCATTGCTGTCTGTGGTCTAGGCGAAGTATATATTTATAGTAATCAGTGATTGGGGTTATGTGTGCTTTTTGTTCTTCACTAGACAATATTCGGTTGAAATGAGGTCCATAAAGTTCTCTCATTCTCTTCTTCCATTTCTCGTATGAGCCACCATAATTTTCTGCTTCCCATATTGCTTTTGCAAACATTTTTTGTTGGTGGGTCAAT